TCTTTCCAGATGGAGTAGACGCAAATGTCGTTGCAAATTTTATTGATATTGTTGCGCGAGACTTATCTGAAGTTATGGCGCCTTTGCCTTCGGTCAACTGTTCCGCTGCGAATCAAGCGAATGACCGTGCTCGTAAATTTGCTGATACACGTACCCGTATTGCTACTAATTATTTTGCTCACTCGGACTTACAAGTCCAAATGTATACAGGAGCCGATGTATACATAACATTTGGTTTCGTTCCGTTCATAGTTGAACTAGACGAAGAAGCAGGGCTGCCGCGTATCCGCATAGAAAACCCAGTGGGCGCTTACCCAGAGTTTGACCGCTATGGGCGCTGCATTGCCTTTGCAAAACGCTACTATATGGCTATAGGCGAAGTTGCCTCACAGTTCCCTGAGTATGCGAATATCCTACTTGGTAAAGAAATGTACAAGTCTGATATGACGGCACAAATTGAAATTGTTCGTTATTACGATGAAAGTCAATCTGTGCTTTATGTTCCTGAGCGCAATAACCTATTACTATCCCACGCCAAGAATCCTCTTGGCAAGATGATGGTTGTTGTTGCTAAGAGACCATCTATTGATAATGAGATGCGTGGTCAGTTTGATGACGTGCTCGGTATTCAGTTGCTTCGCAACAGGTTCGCATTACTTGCGATGGAAGCAGCAGAGAAGTCCGTGCAAGCACCAATTGTTCTACCATCGGATGTCAATGAACTTGAAATGGGTGGCGATGCTGTTATCCGCACTGCTAACCCTGCTGGTGTACGCCGTGTTGATTTAAATATTCCACCTGGAGCATTTACTGAGCAGGCTTTACTACAGCAAGAATTAAGATTAGGGACACGTTATCCAGAGGGAAGAACTGGAAACATTGATGCCAGCATCATCACAGGACAAGGTGTGCAGGCACTTATGGGAGGCTTTGACACACAGGTCAAGTCTGCTCAGGCTATCTTTGCTTCAACACTACGAGATGTTATTTCTGTTTGTTTTGAGGTTGATGAGAAATTCTTTGACTATGAGAAGACTATCCGTGGTGTAGATGCTGGTAGCCCGTATCAAATTACTTACAAGCCAAGCAAAGATATTAAAAAAGATTACTCAGCCGATGTTCGTTATGGAATGTTGGCAGGACTTAACCCAGCACAGGGTCTTATCTTTATGTTGCAAGCCCTTGGTGGCGGTTTAATTTCTACCGACCTTGCTATGCGTGAATTACCATTTGGTATTAACGTAACACAGGAACAAGAAAAAATTGAGATAGAGAATATGCGTAAGTCATTAGTGCAGTCATTGCAGGCTTACACACAGGCTATACCGCAGATGGCTGTCCAAGGCGCAGACCCATCTACAATCATTAAGAAAATTGCTGATGTAATTAAATCACGCCAGAAAGGTGTGCCAATTGAAGACGCTGTTGAAGAAGTCTTCGCTCCAGAATTACCTCCTGCTGGCGCACCACAGGTTGAGCAAATGTCCCCTGCTCCCGCTGCGCCAGCGGGAGGCGCTCCCCAACCACCTTCATTACAAACATTATTATCCAGCCTAAGCGCTGGAGGAGAAGCAAGCGCTAGCGCAAGAACTGCTATACGGAGGTAACTATGGCACCGCGGAAAAAAAAACCACAGCGCACACGTAAACCGCGTACTGTAGCAAATGAAGAATATACAGAGTTAGAAATGTATTGCATCTGGCTTAATGAATACTATAAGTCTTTACTTAAGGCAGGGTTTACCAGCGAGTTAGCGTTAAGTTTTGTAATGGAAAAATCTTCTTACCCAAGTTGGGTAGCGTATAAAGCGCCTAGCGAAGAAGAATTAAAAAAATACTTAGATGAAGAGGATGAGGACTAGTGGCAGATATTGTAGAAAAGGTGTCTGGGATTGGTTCTATGTCTGAGAGAACAGACTTAAATGTTACTCAGCAGCCAGCACGTTATATTTCTGGAATGCCATATAGCGAAGGCCAGGCTACTTACAATCAACAAACTGCTGCACCTATGGCTGCTGTTAATGATACTGCTATGGCTCCAATTACTGAGTTGCTTGCACCTACTAATCTTCCTAATCAACCCATTACTTCAGGTGCAGACTTCGGCCCAGGTTCTGGCTCAGAAGTTGTTAGTCTTCCTAAAAACACACAACCAACAGTTTTAAGTGTGTTAAGACAAATTGCACAAAATGACCCAACTGGTGAAACTGATTTAATTTTTCAATCTATGCTTGAAAGAGGTCTTGGCTAGTGCCAGAAATAATTGACCCTTCGGTAGCCGAACTTAGTCCTAATCTTTATAACGCTGCACGTATTTCTGGACTATCGCCACAATCGGCTAAGTTTCTAAATCAAATGAGCAAGCAATATAAAAAAGGTCAAAACTTATTAAAGTTAAGTGATACTGCTGCTCGTGTAAAATTTTTAGAATTAGACCCAAAGGTTCAAGAAAACATACGTTTATTTTTTCCTAATCAAAAAGTGTTTGACCCTGAAAAAAGCGCAATAAGAGAGTTTGTTGAGTTTGCCACTAAAACTACAGTTTTTGCTCCTATTAAATTAATAACAAGTCCAATTATGGCTGCGCTTGACAAATTAGAGCAATGGGAAAAAACAACTAAAACTCCTTATTCTTTAGCGCGTCAAACTCAAGAAGCAGATAAAGCAAGACAATTAAATCTACCAGTAGTTAAACGCCCAGATTTCAATCCTGGCATTATAAAAGATATTTATGATGGCAAGAATAATTGGAAGTGGGACAAAGTAGATATGTATGAAAAACGCTACGGCGTAGCGCTTACTACTTTGGCTAGAGGTATTGCTGAAGGAAGAACTGTTGGTGAGTCTATTGAGTTATTTGGTAACTCTGAAGACCCAGAAATTATGGCTGCTGTTGTATTTATGTTTGATAAGCCTACCCAGTTTAATGTTATTAAAGATGGTTTAAAAATTGATGCTCAAATTTCTCCAGGCCGTGATGCAATTGAACCGTACGGCTCAATTGGCAAAGTGGTTGAAGGTGATTACTGGCAAAGCGTAGCACAAAGATTACTTGGCACACAACCAAGAATTATTTTACCTCCAGATATATCACCTGATAGTAAGCGTGGTAAATTACTTTTGAGGCAAGAAGAATTAAAAGTTAAGAAAAGATACTCTGGCGCTATAGATGCTTTTTATACTATTTTTATAGACCCTTTAACTTATTATGGTTTAGGTCTTCCAGCGGTAGCAAAAACGCTTGCTAGGGGTGTTGGCGGTATCCGCGTTGGAGTTCGTGAAGCATTTCAACAATCAGCCTTAAAAACTAGAGGCCAACGCCTTGCCGAGCAATTTAAGTTTGTATCTGAGCGCAAAGGTGTAGATGAAGGTTATGCTTGGTTGTTTAATGAACCAGAAGTTAAAACTCTTTGGGATAACCAATTAGGACCACGGTTAAAGTCTTTATCTGAAACTGACTCTCCTTCTGCTAAAGCCTCAATTATTGAATCTATAAAATTTGATTTTCCAGATTGGTATGAAGATAAAGTTATAAAGACTTTGGTTGATAATAAAACCTTTGATGCTAAAAGCGCTCAAAAGTTTTTTACTCACGTAGATGACGCTAACCTTATGCTTAATGGAAGAGTTAACGGTATTTCATTTCGCCGCAATGGCATACCTTATGCCCGTAAAAGCAGAACTCTTACTTCTGCTATGCACCGCGTAGCCTATGCGGTTTTTAATCCTTCTAGTGAAATTGATATAACTACTAAAGCAATTTTAGAAAAAGGCGATGCAGAAGCAGCAAGGGCTTTATCTATTATTACAAAGGTTGCTGATGAAGAAAATAATCTTCTTAATCCTGCAATTAATGATTTGTTTGAGTTACAAGAAGATGTTGGTAAAGCACGTAGAATTGCTTTAAAACTAGGAACTTCTGCTAGTAGAATTCCTGGACCTATTAAATTTGGTGAGAACGCTATTGAAACAGCAGACAATATTCGTAATACTGCTAATTTAGTTTTGCCTAAGAATATTGCTAATGCTGTTACACAAATGCTTATAGACCAACCACTGGATATTCAATTAACGGCTGTTCGTAATATGCAATATGCATTTATGAAAAGATTAAATGTGCCAGAAGAAGATATTCAAAAAATTCTTCAAGATACATACAATGGTCAGGCTGGTTTTACCCCCGTTATAGATATGCCGCTTGCAGCCAACGTTGCATCTCAGATGCATCCAATGGCAGTTAGTTTTATGAACGGTACACCTACACTTGCTGCTACTGGTGCTATTGAACCATCGCAATTACGCAAAGGTATTAAGCAATTACCATTTGATTTAATTTATCAATTATCATCTAAATCTAATTTAGACAAGTTAAACAAAGCCACTCCAGCAAAAAGTTTTCTTTTGTTATTTAACGGAGCATCAAGAAGTAAAGTTGCTGGTATTTATAATACTAACTGGGCAGCGTATACATTAGCCCCACGTTTGGGTATTAGAACTAATGTTGACGAAGGTTTCTTTTACTTGATGACAAAACCGCTTACCGACATACTTGATTTTGTTGCTAGTAAATTTCAAAAAGATATTAAAGGTATGCAGGCTGTTACTGGTAGCAGCGATGCTATTGGCCCTTGGAAAGGGTCTATGTATTACCTTGCAAACAAGGCTGGTATTAAAGTAGATGGTCGCCCAATAGACCCAAGACAAATTTTAACGCAGCCACAACTTGCTAATGTTTTAGAAGAACTTAGGGCTCGTATATCCAAAGATGTTGGGTATGAAGTTCCTATGTCTGAGATACAGCCAGCATTTATTAAAGAAGCAATTATTTCCCGAGTGGAACAAATACTTAAAGTAGATAGCCCAGAATGGGATAACTGGAAACGCGTATTGCGTAACAATCCTAACTTTGCAGAGGCTATGACAGCATCTATGGGTGCTCGTGATTTAATCGCTGGCAGGATGGATAGAGATTTCTTTGACTCTGTTTTTAATGTAGACCAATTAACTTTATTTATTAAAGAATTAGGGCTAGAACGTTCAGGACTTTATACCCCTAAAGAGATAAAGAAGATGAGTGAACTAGAACTTGGTATCTCTATGTGGGATAACTTTGCTGTTCGTTTTGGTTTTAATCAAATTAAATTAATTGGCAATGATTATCTTGACCCAGTAAGTGTATTTTATAAAAATAATGGTTTAAAGAATGATGACTTTTTTGGCTCTATGAAGCCAAGCAGTAACTTTTCTAGCGCACGAACTGAACTTATGGAACAGATGGGCGCTACCTATAATGAAGCAACTGCTATGTATGACATATTGGATGCTAAGAAACTACAAGCAGCCCTATCTAACTTTGGCGAAACCGTATATTTCCGCCAGCAAAATGTATCAGACCCAGAAATAGCACGTATTTATGCAGAACGTATATTGAATGATATGCGGTTTGCTTTCCACGGTAGCGCAGACGGGTTTAATGAAGACTTATTTCAATTGATGCAAAAGAAATATGCAGAGGTTATTAAAGCGGCTAGCCGTCAAAAGAAACCAGTTGCTAACGCTTGGTCTCGTGCTGCTAATAATCTAACTTGGAAAGAATTTGATGAGGCTACTGTAGGTAAGCGTCCTTTTTCTGGATATATAAATACTCGTTTGGTAGGAAATGGAAAGGTTGTTGACTTAGATAACCTTAAAGAAGACTTAGGTACTCTTGAAAAAATCTATGCAAAATTTCCAGATATGGTTCTTGAAATGATGGACCGTCAAGTAACAGGTTTTTTCCGTTTACCAGCAATGCGTGTGGCTATTAACAAAGCCTTTGACGATTTAAAGCCTTACGAAAAAATGTTATCTGACCGTCATTATAATGCAATGTTAGAGGCTAAACCCTTTATGAAGCCTGAAAAGGCTAGAGAAAGGGCTGATGAGATGGCAGAAAAAACTGTAAGTAACATTGCGGTTAATATGGCTACTGATTCTGTGCTAGAGTTTGTTGATAATCCTAATATCCGCTCTAACTTTGCTTTATCTATTCGATATGTAAGCCGATTTTTCCGTGCTACTGAAGATTTTCAACGCCGTGTTTATCGTCTATATACAAAAGAAACACCAAAAGCGTTAATGCGTTTACGTCTTTTGCACTATGGTCTAGAAAATATGGGCTCTGTATATGAAGATGAAAATGGCGATGAGTACTTAACAATGCCTACAGATATTGTTATGAATACTGTTATGCAAAAAACTCTTAGCGCTTTTAATGTTGATTACAAGGTTGGTTCTTTTAATGAATTTGCATTTAAGTTTAGATTAATTAACCCATCTTTTGCTCCCGATGCGGGACAACCAGCCTTTGCTGGTCCAATAGCAGGGTTAAGTATTACTGCTGCTAAATGGTTCCTCCGTGATTTACCAGTTGCAAGTGCTTTATTGCCAGCAAATTGGGAAGATAAAATTTATCCTTGGACTAACGAAGTAGCCGATTATTTAGATAAGTTTGCTATGGGTCACATTGGTCAAAATACTGATATTGGCGAAGCAGTAAGAATGGCTTTTCCAATGATGGCTACTTCAGCCTGGGATGCTTTGTCTCCAGCAGAAGTTAATAAAAATAAAGGCAACGCTGTATTTCAGGCTATATCTTATTTAGAAGCATATGGCAATGGTGTACCAGATAATGCTACTAGCAAAGAAAAAAGACAATACTTGCAAAACTTAAAGACTGCTGCTGGCAATGTAACTCTTGCCCAAGCAATGATAGGTATGCTGAATCCAGCCTACCCAAGTCTAAAAGACAGCAAAGGCTTACCAGACTTTATTAAAGAAAATGGTGTTAGTACTTGGAGCAGTGCTTTCTGGGACATCTATGAAGGTGTAATAAAAACAAATCCTGAAGTAACAAATCCATTTGAGTTAGCAATTGCTATGTTTATTGGCAGCAATCCAGGTAAGGCTGTTTATACAATACCTAAAACCAACAAAGCCTTTAAGGCGGTTATAGCAAAGACCGATGAATTAAAACAATG